ACATCCGTCCGGGAATGATTTGCGAATCATACGAACTTTTATCGATTCGGGTTATGAGCCGGACCGAGTTTATAAATTCGCTCAAGTCATGGGTGGGTCGGGCGTTTGGGTCGCGAAAGGGGTCGGCGGATCAGATCGCCCAATCGTCGGGCGACCTTCAAAAAACAACGCCGCAAGAATCAACGTCTTCCCTTTGGGCGTCAATACGATCAAACAAATTCTTTTCACGCGTCTTCGAAATAGCGAAGCGGGTCCAGGCTATTTTCATATCGGCGATTTTGCAGACGATGAATTTATTCGCCAGCTTACGTCCGAGAAACTTGTTACGCGTTATTCGCGAGGTATCTCGCGAACTGAATTCAAAAAAATACGAACTCGAAACGAAGCACTCGATTTACTCGTTTACAATCTTGCCGCCTTTCATACGCTCAACGCGGATACCCGAAAAATCCAAGCAAAATTGAGCGAGGTTCGAAAAGAGAAACCGATGCAACCAAGACGACGCAAAAACTTTGTCACAAAATGGTAAATGGCGAATTTATTTGACTCAACATCATACCCGAACGTCGAGCCTGAAACTCTAACGGTAGGAAACAGATGGGTTTGGAAACGAGACGACTTGGCAAGCGATTATCCGCTCGCAAGTTACGCGCTTTCATACTCGGCCCGTTTACAAGGCGCAGGCTCGACCACCTTTACGATTAACGCGACCGAAAGCGGGAGCGAATATTTAATCGAGGTCGGATCGTCAACGACCGCAAGTTATACCGCGGGGACTTATAACTGGAACGCGTACATAACGCGCTCAAGCGATTCTGAAAGAATCGAAATCGCATCCGGTCAATGGGAAGTTTTAGGAAACTTGGCGGCATCGAGCGCCGATCCTCGCGATCATGACGAAAAAATGGTCGATCACTTGGAAGCGACGATGGAATCGCTGGCGCAAAAGCTTACCGATTCTTATTCGGTATCAGATCGATCAAACACGTTGAAAAGTATGGACGACGTTCGAAGCCAACTCGATTTTTACCGCGGACGCGTCAAAGCGAAGATAAATAAAACACGGGCCGAAGCAGGGCAACGGACCGACATGAATATTTTACCCCGATTCGTAAAACCGTAATGGCTTGGTACGATCCGCGCTCTTGGCGGCAAAACACAAAAACCAAAAGGCCGATTTTCGCACGGTCGTATCAAGCCGCCAAAGCTTCCAGGCTTTTGGCGGATTTTCTCTCGCCTTCGTCAAGCGCCGACAAGGAAATCAGGTCGTCGCTCCGCGCACTACGCGACCGCGCTCGCGAGCTTTGCCGAAATGAACCATACGCGCAAAGGGCGCTCCAAATATTCCGAACAAATATCGTCGGGGAGAATGGTCTGCACTTTCAAAGCAAGGCGAGAAATATCCCGCGTCCAGGCGAGATTCTTGGTGAACTCGATCAGCAAGGAAACGACATAATCGAAAGTCGCTGGCGCGAATGGGGCCGCGCAGGGGTTTGCGATGTTACGGGGAAATATTCTTGGATCGATTTACAAAATCTAATCATCGATGGACTGATCCGCGACGGCGAGGTTTTGGTGAAGCATATCCGAAATGCCGACAACGATTACGGCTACGCAATCCAATTGATCGAACCGGATTTTCTTGATGAAGAATACAACACGACCGAACACGATACGCAAAATCGCATCATCATGGGCGTTGAAATCAATAATTTTAATCGTCCAATTGCTTATCACATGTTCAATGGGCCGAGTCACCCGTTTGACGATCTCGGCTATGGCTATCGTAAAGCGGGTCGCGTCCGCGTTCCTGCGGAAGAAATCATTCATATATACACGACCGAGCGGAGCCAACAAACGCGGGGCGTAACGCACTTTGCGCCCGTGATGGAATCGCAACATATGCTGAACGGCTATTTGCAAGCCGAGTTAATCGCGGCACGCTTGGCGGCTTCGAAGTCTTTGTTTCTTAGCTCGCCCGATGGACAAGCGTATGACGGCGACGACTTCGCGGACCTTGCGCCGATCATGGATGTTGAACCTGGTAGCATTACGCAATTAAAACCAGGGGTCGAGATTCAGCCTTGGTCGCCTGATCACCCGATGACCGCGTTTGGAGATTTTCACAAAGCGGTTTTGCGAGCTATCGCGTCAGGTCTTGGAATCTCATACGTTTCGCTTTCGAATAATCTCGAAGGCGTTTCTTATTCGTCAATTCGCCAAGGCGCAACCGAGGAACGCGATCACTTCAAAGCATTACAAAAATTCTTGATTCAGCATTTCGCCGAACCGATTTTTCGCGAGTGGTTATCAATCGGAATCGCCAAAGGCGTTTTACCGTTTCCCGATAATCGTTTCGAAAAGTTTGCAAGCGCCGCCCATTTCAAGGGGCGGGGCTTTTCTCCAATCGATCCGCAAAAAGAGATCCGCGCTTGGATCGATGGACTGCAAAACGGGATATATTCGCCGAGCGACGTTCAAGCGCATTTCGGACGCGATGCGGAAGCGGTCTTTTCACAAATTCAGGCCGATTTACAACTCGCCGACAAATTCGGCGTTGAAATGAATTTGTTACCGCTGGGGCCAAAGGGACCAGCAACGCCCTCAGTCGAAAGCGATGATTTATAAAGGCGTCGAAATCGATTTAACGCCAACAAAAGGAATGGCGGAAGCGGCGGAAAAGGGTTTGAAGTGGCGCAAAGAATACGGACGGGGCGGAACGCTTGTTGGAGTAAGGCGTGCGAATCAATTAGTAAAACGGCAAGAGCTATCGCCTGACGTTGTCAAAAGAATGAAATCATTTTTCGCAAGGCACGCGGTCGATTTGGAAGCGCCAAAAAACTACGATCCCGACGCCGACGGATATCCAGGAGCGGGTTTGATCGCGCATCTGCTATGGGGAGGGAATCCAGGGGTGACATTTTCAAACCGGAAAGTTGATCAATTAGTTGAAATAGAGATCGAAAATGGAAACTGAACAGCAACGACACGTTATTGGTTACGAAGAAACCGACGACTCGGTAATTATCGAATTCGCCAAAGGCAACATGGGCGAAAGCGAGGAACAAAACGCCTACGACGAAGACGAAGAGCGCGGAATCGATGCGACCTTTTACCGCTCCGTTCGACTTCGAAAAGATGACAAAGACAAAACGCGTTTCAACGTGGCATTCGTCAGCGAGGAACCCGTTTTGCGCGAATTTGGTTACGAAATAATTGATCAGGAAAGAATGGATACTTCTTTCCTGGAATCCGGTCGCGCTCCCGTGCTTTTTATGCACGATGCGGAGCGAGTTTTAGGAGTTGTGGAAAGCGTCAAACGCGACGGCGATTTGAAAAGTCGTGCGGTCATTCGATTGGGAACGTCAACCCAATTGCAACGCGAAACGCTTGAGCAAATCCGAAACGGTATCCTCTCCAATATCTCGATTGGTTATTCGATCAGGTCGATGGAAGAACAAGACGAGAAGATTGAGGGGCGTTCAGTTTATCGGGTATCAACCGATATCAAAGAAATTTCCGTCGTCTCCGTGCCGGCTGATAGTACGGTAGGTGTAAATCGAGGGAGATTAGAAATTAAAGAACCATCCAAACAGGAAGTAAAAAAGATGGACGCAATCGAAAAAATCAATAATTACGAAGGCGGAGATTCAATTGATGAATCGAAACTTCGCGCTGTTCATGAAAAGGCATTAGCCGAACGCGCAAAGACAAATAAAGAAATCTTAGCACTCGCGGCTCGCCATAATAAGCGCGATTTAGGCGAGGAAGCAATCGGACGAAATACAAGCCTGGAAGAATTCCGCGGAATTCTTCTTGAGCAAATCGAAAGCAAGCCGCTTGATTCAGCCGCAGAACCCGTTCAAAAGCCCGTCGAAGAAAAGCGGAACTATTCTTTTCTGCGAGCTTTAAACGCCGCATCCCGTGGCGATTGGTCTGGCGCTGGATTCGAGGCCGAAATGAGCCAAGAAGTCGCCAACAAGCGAGGGAAGCAACCTCAAGGGTTTTACGTTCCCGACTTCGCTTGGAGAGATTACGGCATTGATCAAAAGCGTGAATTGACCGTCGGCACAAACGCATCCGGTGGATTCTTCGCACCTTCCGTTCAACTCGCAAACGAGTTCGTCGAAGCGCTCCGCGCTCGGCTGATTCTTTCCGATATGGGAATGCGGATCATGAGCGGATTGAATACGAAAGTCCAAATTCCAAAGATTAGCGCTGGCGCTTCCGCCGCGTTCGTTGCGGAATCCGGAGACGTAGCTGATCAGACGCAAACCACCGCGCAAATCACGATGGTAGGCCGAACGCTCGGAGCGCGAACCGATGTATCGCGTTTGCTTCTGCTTGAGTCCGATCCTTCCATCGAGCAAATCGTTCGCGATGATCTTCTAAACGCGGTTGCTAATAAGATCGAGGACGTAGCGATTGAGGGCGGCGCATCCAATGAGCCGACCGGAATCACTCAGACCAGCGGAATAGGAAGTGTCGCGATTGGAACCAATGGCGGCGCTCCAACTTGGGCGATGGTCACCGATCTAGTAAAAGAGGTCGAGGTTGATAACGCGGCTTTGAATGCGGCGACTCTCGGATTTATTACCAATCCGAAAGCCAAGTCAAAAATGGCAAACACCGTGCGCGTTGCTTCAACCGATTCGCACATGATCCTCAACGATCCATACGATTCAATTTATGGATATCGTCTTGGAGTATCAACCAACGTACCTTCCGACCTTACCAAAGGGACTTCAAGCGGAGTTTGTTCCGCAATGATCTTTGGCGATTTCTCCCAGCTTATGATGGGCGTTTTCGGTGGCGGTCCTGATGTTCTGGTTGATCCTTACACAAACAGCGCAAGCGGAAGCGTTCGAATTGTCGTTCATCAAGAAATTGATATCGCCGTTCGCCACGCTCAGTCTTTCGCCGCTTGTCTCGACATGACGACCTGATGAAAGTCGTAATCGTAAACGATTGCGCGGTGAAGGGTCAGCACCTCGCCGCTGGATCAAGTCATGATCTAGCGGACGAGGACGCGAACGCTTTGCTCGCAATGAAAAAAGCGGTTAAGGCGGATTCAAATCGATCAGTCGGTTTGGAAAAGTCGGAAACCAAAACCAAAAAGCGCAAAGCTGAATAATGGCAGTCGAAGATGATGCGATGCGCCTGGAATTCCTTGCGGATTTCGGCGTGACGGACGCGACTTTTACGGACGTTTCCGCAGGATCCTCTTCGACGATTAGCGCGCTTTTGAGAAATGAATATTCGCTCGAAGACGTAGGCGGCGAGGTTGGGGTCGAAACCACAACCCCGACCGCCATCGTCAGAACGTCTGACGTTCCAAACGTAGTGCAAAGCGATACGCTCGCGATATCGGGTACGACTTACACCATCGTAGAAGTGCAACCCGACGGCGAAGGAATGACGAATTTACGCCTTAGAACGTAAATGGCAAATCACCTGCGCCGACAAATTCGCGAACGCGCCGCGACCACGCTGACGGGACTGACGACGACCGGATCGAATGTTTTTCAATCTCGCGTTTATCCAATGGAAAGC